CTTTTCATCTTTAAATGCATCAGGGCCAATCTTTGCCACAAACAGCACGGGGGATAGAAGCTCCTCGTGAAGAATTGCAGTTGCAGATTTAAGGATCCCTGTTTCGCTGTACTCATCCTCTGCTTTGGGAAGCATGCAGAGGAGGTGGTAAGTAACCGGATCGGGTACTTGTTTGGCTTTCTCTTCAGGGGAGGTGTTAAGCACTCCACTAAGATCAACCGCGCTGACATCAAATTCAGTCATCTTCATAGTCCTTGGTTTTTCGCACGAGATCGGCAAGTTCATACTGAGCGGTTTGCAGACCTCGGATCGTCCCGCACAGTTCTTTGTAGTGATCGTGGGATTTAGCACCACCCTCACTGACAACAGTGACCAACTCCTTGATGTGTTCATCAAGTCTTTTGTTTAAAGCATCAAGAAGTTGAGTCATCATTCACCTTTCGGTTGGTTCTTCGTGTTTAAAAGCATCTGAAGAAGTTGTTGTTTGGCCTGTAAGTCCTGCATCTGTTGGTTGTGTTCCAACTGCTGCTGGTGTTGTTGCTCAGACATGCGCATTTCTGCCTGTTTCTTCATGGCATCGATTGCAATGTCTTGCTGCGCTTTTTGTGCAGCCACGGCAGGATCTTCTCCTTGCTGGCCTTGCATCTGCGCCATTTTGAGTTGAAGCTCTGCCTGCTTGATAGCCAAGTCGCCTTGAACTTTCTGCGCTTTGGTTTGAGCATCTTGCTGTTTGATTTGCAACTCTTGTTGTTGCATTTGTACAACTGGATCTTGCATTTGCTGTTGAGCGGCTTGTTGGGCTGCTTGGTTCTTGTTGATGTCCAACAAGTGTTTTGCAGCTTGCGCAACGAGTTTTGACAACTGAACTTCCATATCCTCGGGCATTTCGGTATCTGGCTTTGGAAGAGTAGCGCCAAGACGTTGCTCAATCTTGGTTCTGTACTGGAAAGCAATGTGTTCGGCTACGTGAGCCATGATTGCAGCCTGCATCTGTTGAGCCATTGGGTTTTGACCCATTTGACCCATTACCATCGGATCCTGCATCATTGATGTATGTACAGCAATGTGTGCGTCGTGATCTTGGTAGATGAATGCTTTGGTGGGTTTACCTGTCAAGAACGACATGTTCTCTGAGATTGGATCCCTTGGGGTCATGTCATCGTCAATAGGTACGAGTTTGTCTGCGTTCTTTACTCCCAGAACCTCAATCATCTGGCGGTGCAGCAAAGGCAGGTTGTAGATCTGTGGAGCGCCTTGAGCCAACTGAATGACTGCTTGGTACTGCATGATCCTCTGAGCCATCGTCGCAGAGTTAGGGTCGGACACGGGGATAACGTCCACCATGTCATAGTCTGCACGTTTAGCTTGGGGTGTACCAAACACAGGCGTGTAGTCGTAGTCTTCCGGCATGTAATCACGGATGATTTCCTTGAGCAGTTTAAACTCTTGCTTCATTGAATAATGAACACGAGCTTGTACTGCACTCATCGTCTTAAGCTGGCGCTCAAGTAATGCCAAAGTTGTACCTACGGGCGAGTTAGCTGACATATCGCTGATGTTCATATCTGCGATTGAGCCAAGTCTTCTGCCTTCGTCTGTAATCTGGTTCAAGAGAGCTAAGAGAACCTGAGAAGGCTCCTTGTATGGCAGAGCCATGATGTTCTCTTTGACCGAACCGCTTGGCACGTCCACATCACGGAACTCACCCGGCTGGATGGGAGTGTCATCTCCTTTGATTCTCAGACCTCGGGTCTTCAAACCTCCGGGAAGGTTAGACAATGTACCTGCGTCCACCAACTGACGAATGATAGATGTGCCTGCACGGGCATAACCACCGATTAGGTGGATAAGACCAAGACCATAAGCTCCAAAACCGGGAACGTAGGTGTACTGGACAAAGTGCTGGCGCTTGAGTTTGTGTTTGTCGTCTTCATCCCAGTTTCTGCGGATGGAGAGAATCTCAGTCGTTCCTCGCTCTAAGGTGATGACGTAGGGAAGAGCAATGCCATCTTCATCTTCATAGCCGGGCAGGTCGTAATCTACGTGGATCTCATAGATCTGGTAGCGGTCATCATCATTGAGGTTGTAGCCTTGGTCTTCAGCTTTCTTTTTCTCTACGTCAGTGTAGAACTGAAGGGGTTCTCCAAGTTCCTTGTCTAGGTAGAAACCAGAGACTTGAAGCTTACGGATGTCATTCTTTGTCTTGCGCATGATGTGAGTCACACGCTCAGAAGTCATGGCACTAGAAGCTCCGTAGGGAATGATTACATCCTCTGCGGGGATGAAGATAGAAGCTTGACGGCCCAAAGAAGGGTCGTAGTAGACCTTTTTGAAAGCTGCGCCAGCCAAACCTAGGGAGTACAGAAGACGTTCATGTTCTGGTCGATACTCAGGCATTCCCTCTGTCAATCTGTAGTTCATGTCATCTTTGACACGCTCCGCAGCCTCTTCCTTAAGCTTATCAATTGCGCCAATGATTTCTGTTTTAACCGGGCCTTGAGCCGGGAACGTTTCAATAATAGTTTCACTTTGGAACCGAACAGCAGCTTCTGTGAGGACAGTTGAGAATACTCCGCAAGCACCAAGCCAAGGCTCTGTACGTTCCTCATATTTCATCCCCAATACATCAAGACCTTTGACATACATCTCCACCCATTCTTTACGGGAGTTAACGTCTGTATCCACCATGCCAATCAAATCACTGGAAATCTTTTGGAGTTCAGCATCATCCATGTACTCGGCAAGATTGTCTGAGAAGTCTTCTTCCTCAGTCTCTGGCATAAGGTCAACTTCTACGCCGTCAATACCAATCTTAAGACCTTCAGGGTTGACAATCTCAATCTCCATTACAGGGGTGTCGTCCATCTCTAAAGCGTTTAAACCTAATGGAGCTTGGCTCAGTGATTGTTCAATGCTCATAATATTCCTTAGTAGTACTCTACTTTTCTACGGGTGTAAAAAGGCTCATCTTCTTCATCAGAATCAATGGTGATAAAGCCTCCCAAGCGAAACCGCATCAAAGCTTGACTGCTTGAGTCAACAAGGTCGTCGTGGTCTCCATTAGGAAAAGAAGCTAACTCATCCATCACTTCTTCAGCCCATCGGGTATCAGGACACCACACCATGCCAGATTCAAACAAAGCAGAGATAGCGTTTACACGCGATATCTTATCGTTTCCTTTGCCCGGCGTATACTCCGCGACCGGAATTCCCATCTTTCTCATCTCGTAGATGAGCGGAGCGCCTGCTGCACGCTTCTCAACAATCAACGTGTCGGGTTCATATTCCTTGTATATCTCTAAAGCCTTGCGCTTTAGATCAGGAAACTCCATACGCGTTGGGATGTTGGAAGACACCCCACGTAGTACAGGCTGAATAATCGGCCCTATTATTCTTTTCAAACGCAGTATCCCAAGATTGAATGATGTATTCACACTCAGGTGGTCGTTTTTCTTCCCAAATCATCCAATGTTCGCGCTTAATGATTGCGCCTTCCTCGGATGTGGGGTTTTGTTGGTATTGAGCCTCCCATTTAGCGACTGGAAGCTCGGCTTTCAGGGCTTCTAAGGCGGTTTTAGACCAGAATCCGGGCCATAAAGGGTTCCCGTTGGGCATAATTGCGGGGAAATCGATGACTTCCCACTGATCTACGCCATCTTTGTCGGAATTTTTGAGGATTTGCCCCGTTAAGTCCCTCTTAGACCACCGAGTCATCACAATAATAATGGCTCCACCGGGTTGCAATCGCTGACGAGGGCCGGAAGTGAACCATTCATAGACTCCGTCAAAGACTGCGGGGTTAGCTTGCTTGGCTTCCTGTTCAGAATGGGGGTCGTCAATGATTAAGAGATCTGCGCCCTTACCTGTAACAGCGCCGCCAACACCGATAGCAAAGTAGTCGCCACCCACATTAGTATTCCAGCGACCTGCGGCCTTTGAATCGCTTGATAGCTTAGTTTGAAATACCTTTTGATACTGTTCAGATGAAACAAGATTCCTAACCTTTCGTCCAAATCCGGTGGCAAGCTCTGCGGTGTGCGCAGTCTGGATAATCTTCTTCTGAGGAAACTTCCCCAGAAACCACGCAGGCAACAGGAAAGAAGCAAACTCAGACTTGGTGTGCCTAGGAGGCATGTTAATGATTAGACGCTTAAGTTCCCCGTTAGCT